TCGCTATTCTGTGCCTCGATAGCCGCACGCAGTTCCGATTCTTCCAACGGGCGAACCGCTTTGAAAACAAGTTTGGGCGTAGCCACAGACGTATCAAGGCGCATCTCGGTCACGACTGCAATAGCCGGGGTGTTGTGCGCTTTCAGGTAACGACCGTAGGCTTGCAAGGGCATCTTGCCGTTCTCACCGTCGCCGAATACTGACTGGCCCGGCAGTTCGATTTGATACACCTCTTTACGCTCAATCGCCCCGTCAAGCAGTACGGCGATACGTTGCTTACGCTTACAGGCACGGCTTTCACCACCACCCGAACCTTTGACGTTCTGAGGGCAGTCCATGCAACGCTCGGCCTGTTTTGTTTCAGCAGGTACGCTTGCGTCAGGGGTTTGTGTGTTTGACGACCAGCAGGAAGGCTTAGACGTCTGCCCCTCAACATACTCACCACCGTAGTAAATACTGTGGATGGGTGCGGCCTTGACGATCACGATGTTCATGGCACGGTCTTCGATGCTACGCACTTCTTTACCGTTAATTAACTCGCGGAACACACCACCCTTGATGCTGATACGACGGTTCATCGTACCGTTAGCACCCGACAGGGTATCGTTCAGATCGTCTTTGACATCACCAAGCAGGGCAAGGTTTGTGTTTTTAAAAATTGCTAAGTCACTCATATCGTTTCTCCTAAGTTAAACATCGTCATCAGCGCCAAAATCCAACTCCAACTGCTTAGGAGAATCGACCTTGACCACATCTTTTTCTTCGTTCGTACTGCGTGCTTCTTTTGTCTTGATTAAGTACTGTTCGACATCCTTTACCTTGAACCGATACGTGTTACCAATTTTTAGGTAAGCCTCTTCAGGGATATGCCCCTGCCGTAGCCAAGCACGAACGGTGGAAACGGATACCGCAAAGTACTTCGCTACGTCCTCTATTTGGACGTATGAGTCTGTTGCTACCATCATTTCCTCCTAATCGTTAATACATACTCGCTATCCACACTTAGCCCCGGTGGAAGCAGATCGGGGTTCTCTTCAAGAAACTGCTCCATGTTGGATTGGTGAATCGACTTCGCCAACAACTGCGGGGCTTGGTTTTCAAGAATGAATTTATGCAACGAATCCCAGTCGTTCGTGGTGAACTTCCGCTTGACGGTTCGGTAAAACAAACCTTCAGGAGTGCGGATGGAATCGGCGTTGTTCTTGTTGCAGTGATCTAGGAGCGCAGATTTTATTTTCTTCATCTGCTTTTCTAAATCGTCGTACTGCTCTTCGTACTTCTTGGTGAGTTCCTCTCGTGCGGTCTTGATCTTAAGATAAGTCTTAACCAGCTTTTCGATTGAAACACTTGACTGTTGCTCTTCAGACATAGTGTTCTCCTTCAATGGTCTTACAATTTACAACTAATAATTCTGTTAGTCAAGCAAATCTTTGTAAAGTTCTACAATTTTTGAGTGGACGTCAATTTTTTGATTCAACAGTTTGTAAACATGTTTTTCAGAGTTAGACCCTTGCAACTGTACAACGGTCGTTGGATGTCTCTGACCTGCTCGATGCACGCGTGCGTTCGCTTGTGCAAACGTCTCAAGGGATGATGTCGGCCCCCACCACACAATCGTATCAGCGGCAGTCAACGTCACACCATGCGCGGCGGCTTGTGGTTGTATGACTAGGACGCGAGGGTCAGGCTTGGTTTGGAAATGATCGAAGATCTCGGTACGTTTTGCCGCAGACACATCACCACTAATAACATCAGCGGTAATACCATCGGCCTTGAGCCTGTCCCGAATAATCTCGATGGCATGCTTGAACGGTACAAAGATCAGCACCTTGTGGCTTGCCTCGTCTATGACTTCTTTCAGCACGGCGTAGCGGTTGTCGATGGTGAACTCAATCGTCTCTCCGCTATCTGAATACACTGCGCCACAAGATATTTGTAGGAGTTTGTTTAATTCGACTGCGGCATTGAGTGCGGTAATCTCTTCCCCCGCCGCCTGTATAACTAAACGATTCTTCAGTAAGTCGTAATACTTCTTCTGTTGGGGGGTCAGCGGTACGTTACGGGTAACGTAAGTCATTTCCGGTAGGTCAAGGCACTCGTCCTTGGTAAATCGTATGGCGGGTTGGAGTGCGCTAAACACAGTCTGCACCGCCGATTCTTTAGGCACCCACCGGAACTGCGACACCTTGTACATCACCATGTCTTTGAACGCTGAGAAGAATCTCGGCACGCCCATCGGGTTCACCAGTTTGGCTAGGCCGTAGGCATCCACAGGCGACTGGGCGGCAGGAGTACCCGTAAGCATCCATAGCCAAGTACTGGGCATAACTAATTTATACAAGGTCTTCCAACGCTTCGTTTGGGCGTTCTTGTATGCGTTCGCTTCGTCAACCACGATCAAATCAAAACCCGCTTGGGCGATCTCATCGGCTACGATCTCTACCCCGTCGTAGTTAATGATGACAAACTCTGCGTGTCCCTTGATGATCGCTCGGCGTTTATCGGCATTACCGTAGGCTATGTCTACCGTCCGGTGCATAGCAAATTTAAATAGGTCAGCACGCCAAGCCGAATCCATGATTGACAACGGGCAGATGACCAGCACCCGCTTGATCTTGCCAATCGACATTAGGTAATCAGCCGCCCAAATAACGCTTCCGGTCTTGCCTGTGCCCTGCTCGTTTAGACAGAACGCCTTTTGGTTTAGCGTCAAGAAAGCCGCCGTGGTCTTCTGATGGTCAAACGGTTTGTACTGTCCGGGCCAGTTGTAGTGGGCCACTATCGGACTAGGCACATTCTTAATGTTTAGCCGCTTGAGTTGATGGGCTTCTTCCAAGCCCCAGTTTACTGCTACTTTGTTGTCAGGCAGTTCCCGACTTTTGGGGATGACTGCCGTGACCTTTTTCGGGTCGCGTAGGTTTAGTAATAGCACTTTATTATTTAGTACCTGCATGTTGCTCTTTATAGGTGGGGCGGGGGTGTGTACAACAACCGAATCCCCACGTTACCGGAACCCGTTTGTTACCCCGCCCCGTGATCGTTATTTCTTTTTACGTTCTTTTTTGCTGACTTCAGAAACTAGGTTGCCCTTGGAGTCGCGCTTGAAAGATCGGTTCTTGGATGGACTCTGCACCGTTATACCGTGTAAGTTCTTGCCACCTTTATCCAATGCTTTCTTATGCGCTAGGTCTTTACCCTCTCGTGCATCCGCCGTGCCGTTCCCATTCCCATCCGGGTTGGTCTTGTCAAACTTACGACGGGCACGCTGACGCTCCATTCGGCGATCTAGTTCGCCGCGCTCAACCTGTTGCTGGTACTCTTTTTTGTACGGTCTTGGTTTATTTACGTAAGGCATGTCACACCTCAAGAATTAGCCCCGTTGTGGGGGCACGTTGTCACCACGCAATGCTTTCGGCACAATCCGCTAGGGCGCGGATTCCAAACGTCATTTACATAGGCCGCCTTCATGCGCTCGTAGTCTTTCAGCCACTTCGTCCACATCTTTTGTTCGTGATCGACGTGATAGTTTTCTTTCAAAAAGTCGTTAGCGATGACAAATAGTAACCCCGCCTTCACTTTTTTGATAGGGGGAAAGTGCTTGAACACGGCAAGGGCCATCATCTCTAACTGCCCCATGTCGGCGTACTTCGTAGACTTCCCTGTCTTGTAATCGACGACTCGTGCTTCGCCTTTTTCTTCGTCCAAGATAATTAAATCGGCAACGCCACGCCACCACACATCAGGGTCAAAGAATCCGCACGCAGATAAATCCTCTTTCAGCCCCATCTTGAATTCGCATAACTTCTCACCATCCATGCGGTTGAGGTTGTCTAGCGCACCCTTGACGAAATTAAACTGCGGGGGTAACGGCTCGCCATCCCGTATGTACTTTTCAGCGGCTTCGTGAAACAACTTGCCGTAAACCAAATGCTCTTTGTTGTCGTCCTCTTTGAAGTCTTTGGCTACCCGCAAGTGGTAGTACTTCCGAGGGCATTGCTCAAATGCTTTGATGCTACTGAAAGACCACGCGGGTATCTTCATGGGTCACTCGACGTTAGTTCGGATAGCGGCACGCATCATGCGTAGTTCGGTTACGGCTTCATCGACTATCGTGGTTGCTTCGATAAACCTACCAACCTTTAGTAATTCGTGCGCTTCTTTTAGTTTCTTTTGTGCTTCCAAGTAGTAAGGTGTGTAATCTAGTTTCGAGTTCATAGTGTTTTCCAAGCCCATAGTGTCATTGGTTTTGTGTGCCCTTTACCTAGTTTGCAATAGTCAAACCCTGCCTGTACAACTAATCCGCGCAGTTTGGCTCGCCTAGCAATTGAACCCCACGCACAGTTATTTGGTGCGCTAGGAAGTCCTGCCTCCTCAAACGCTTTGACAACCTCTTCGGTAAGAAACGGCCTGCCAACCGAGTACGCGTAGGCGGTAAAAAAGTCGTAGGCCATCAAACTCCAACCTTCAACCTTCCGATCAGCATGATCGGTCGATTCCTGCATCCCTTGTAGCGCACCTTCCCACGCTGGATTTTCAACATGCTCCATAGTTTTCCCCTTTTCCTGATTCACAATTCACGGGCAAGCCTTCTGCCCACTCCGGTACCCATCGCATACACTCCTCAACGTAAGCGACACCTTCCTCTATTTTCTCAGGATTGTTGGGCACAATGCAAGCAATAGCGTCATGAACCGTGAGCACCACTTTGTAGCGTTTCGCTATCCGTAGCATCTGCTCCCCGATGATGCACCGCGCAATCGCCTGACACACGTTCTCGATAACTTTACCTCCGTAGATCTTGGTACGCCCACGTCGGGTTTCGTATGAGAATTGTGGTCGGCCTTCTTCGTCCATCTCGGCCCTGAGTCCGTCGTACCGCATCCACAACCCACTCGGCAGTTTGATTCCGGGTCGTCCGTCAAACTTCAGAACGCCTGCTTTACCGAGCGACGACGGTTCTTTACGCGATAGGTCGGATAAGACTTCCTGCGCCTGACGCCAGAGTAAAGTGATTTGGTAATTAGTTTTACGGTAAATGTCAATGATGCGTCTGGCTTCATCCAAAGCAACCTCGACGCCAAACGTCTTAAGCTGAGCCTGAAATTTAACCGCGCCCATTCCGTATCCTGCCCCAAGGATAGTCGTCTTTCCAACAAAGCGCTCATCCTTCGTAACCTCTTCAACTGGCTTACCGTATATTGCGCTCGCCATAATCTTGTAGACATCTCGGCCCTCCTTGAAAGCCTCAACCAAATCGTTCTGCTCTGCCAACCACGCAAGCACCCGCGCCTCAATCTGAGCCGAATCGGCGTCAATCATGATGTAGCCGTCAGGCGCTAAAATTGCACGCTTTAACTTGTTAGCGTTCTCGCCCCGACTGGGTAGGTTCTGCATGTTGATCTTGTCATCCCCGCCCCACCGTCCGGTATGCGCGGCGTAGTAACGGATGGGGATTGGTAGATTCCCCCGCTTGGCTATGTCGATGAACCGTTGCGTCCTAGTTTCTTCCAAGGTACTCTTCGTCCCAAGACGTGCCGCCACTACGGCTTGCACCCTTAGATCAGGGTGTTCGGCAAGGGCTTTGAATTCTTCGTCGTTCTTGGCGAGAGCCAAAGTCGGGTGCCCTGTCGCAGGGCTTATCTTCATCGGCGGTTCAACTCCAAACGATCTCAGCACCTCGGCAAACTTCTGATTGCTCATCAGCGTTTCCTTGGTCGCCCCCGCGTCCTGTAACAACTTATCTTTTCTGTCCTTTATGTCCGCCAGGTGCTGTTCCAGTAACGGCAGGTCTAATTCAAGTACAGGGTCAATAAACATCCGCAGGGTCAGGTCGATCAGTTTGAGTTCCTTCTTCGGGAACCCATCCAACATCTTAAAAAACAACTGATGCGTAAGTTCTACATCGTTTACGCAGTAGTCACCATATCTTGATAGTTCTGCTGGATTAAACTGCAACCGACGCTTGCCCATCGCGGCTACTACTTCGTTGCCTTTCTCCCCCAACCCGTAGCGTTCAGCCATCGCCCGTAACGATGCACCCACCTCCACCCCATGAAGCGCACGCCCCATGCACAAGGTGTCACCCCAAATCTTTGGGTCGATGCCAAATACCCACTTCATGATTGAACCGTCGAACATCGTGTTGTGGGCTACTACCAAGGATTCGTTCCAAGGGAAAGTTTCAAGCCATCCCTTAAGTTCTTCGTGCGTACCACTACCCCATTCGGTTTCGCCATCATTGACCTTGACCGCCACGCCGATAACTTCAAAGCGAGGGTCACGCACATACTCCTCGGTCGTCATCTTTGACAGGCTGAAGTCCCTGTCGTAATACGTTTCAAAATCCACCACTATGGTGTTCATTTCTTTTCCTTCGCAATTGCCTTTTTGTTTTGCTCACCAACCCACAGTCCGGCGCATGTCATTTCGAGTTCGTCACTTACTGGGTTTGTGTTCAGGGCTTTCTTCTTGCCCTGCTCTATCCCATGCGCTTTCCCCATTTCGAAACTCAGGTACAACCACGACATTACGGTTGCTATAAGTACCAAAAATCGCATCCCAATTCTCCTCAAATGTTTTCCTGTTTGTTATTGGTCGTTGCGCTGAACCCTTACCACCGTCACCCACAGTTCTTCTCCTTTAGTTTGGCTTCAAATTCACGGGCAAACGCAATCATTTCAGCATCACTTCTAGGCTCGTTATACATCTCGTGAATTTCCCAGTCTGGAATACTTACCCATTCACGCTTTGGTGGTGCGGTGTAAAGTGGCACATAAAATTCAGCATCTATTTCGTCTACCTGAATGTATCGGTTAGTTCCGTCAGCGTCTTTTTCTACTTGAAACCACGCCACAGGCTCCGGTTCAGGTTGCGCTAGTCGGTCACGCAAGGCTTTGATTGGCTTCGTTGCCCTGCCTAATTCTTCGCTTCCCCTGCCGCAATCCAGACAAGTCTTTTGCCAAGACTCCAACGCATCCAACGCCATCTCTGCTGCTTTGCGTAGGTCAGTCATATTCCGCTCTCCTAAACCCTTGGCGTGTCGCTTTTGCTATTGCGGTACGAGCGGCTTCAACGGCTTTGATCGTTTCGTCATTCCGTTCTTCGTCGTAAAC